CTTCAATAGTATCGATTTCTGCTTCAGTAAGTTCACGACCGGTCTTATCCGAAATTGGACGACGCTTACCGAACTTAGACTTGTCAAGCTTTGGTCCCATAGCACCCTGAACACCGTTATAGATGAAGTTTGCACCATTCTTCCAGTCGAATGGGTTGTAGCCTTCGACCTTTCCTTCTTCAGGATCATCATAACCCTGCATTGCGTTACGAATCATATCCATGATCTGAATACCGAATTCGAAACGATATACATTGCCTTCAGTTTCAGGTGCATTATCGTTCTTTACGATATACACGTTCGAAATGAAACGACGCTTTGGATTTGGCAAACGGAGTGGTTTTGCTTCTTCTTTGGTGTACTTGCCGCATGTGTACAACTTATGGTTGTGGTCACAAATTGGGCAGGAAATTCCAAACTTTTCAAGACATGTACAACCGAAGAATTTACCCGGTTCGTATTCATACATGTGAGTACGATTTTCAATAAAAGGCTTGAATTCATTTGGGTGAGAAGGAAGGAAACGCATGATAACTTCTGCTTTTCCATTCTTAAAGAGCGGCTTGAAAGTATTTTCAACCGTATAAGATTGCTTTTTCGTGTTATCACGAACTTCTGCTGTGTTTTGAACTGCTGTAAAATATGAACTGAAATCACGTTGAATTGGCATAGTCTTTACCTCTAATGTTTGTTTTAATTATTGCCTATAATTCGGAACAGTAAGCTTGCACAACCGGTGCTATAATTTTTGTTCCATAGTTATTTATAAAGAAAATATAATCAAATTTTATTTTTTTAAAAGTTGCGATAAATCGAATTTCGAAAGATACTCTGCAGCTTTGTTAACACGATACACTGTCATGTTCATCTTACTAAAATCAAACTGAACATTCTTTACTTTCGTGATATATGCGTACGTTATAAGATTTATCTTACCTTCAATGAGCATATCGTAAAGAATATTCGTCTGATCACTTCGTAATTCGACTATCGACTTTGCTTTTCGTGTAAATTTAGCGAGTGCAGTATTGTTTGCTTCAGATTCTTTGCACAAACGTTCTACTTGCTCTATGAATGCACTTGGCGAATAATCAGTTGCGTTCTCATTGAAATGTTGAATCGTATTGAACTTCGACTCTTTTGGAAACTGTCCAGTCTTGATAAATTCACCAAGATAATACGCATCAAAAACGTGCAATGAAAGAACACTCGAACTAATATTACTTGCTAAATCAGCATATGAACTAACAACGAATCTTTGCAATCGTTCTCTAAACGGAATACTATCGAAAATTCCTTTTGAAATCGTCGACAGTCTCGTTAAGTCAAGACTCTTCTTAGTTTTATAACTGAATAAGTGTTTTAGTCCTGCTGCATGTGCATAAAGTTGTGAAGCTGTAATCTGCATTATCGAATAAATTTGTTAATTGCGCTTGTAGAATTGATAGAGTACATATTATGTTTTTGCGCTAATTCTGACGAAAGAAGCCCAATAACATTTGGCTGTAAATACTTCATCAATTCTGTTTCATCAATAAAATCTGTTGTTAAGTTAATGATCGCATCTATGATGTTTGTAGTCTTTGACCTGTGCATCTGCATAAGCATTGTGTTGAATTTGAGCATTGCAGTAACGTCACCGTTAAGAATGTCATTCAGCATTTTTGGCAGTCTAGTTTCTTCTACGATGTCATCAGCGTCAAAACCATATTTTTTCGCATCATTGTAGAACTGCTGCTTATCATGCTTGAGAAGTGAATTATATTCAGTATCGTCTGTGTACAATCCGATTTAAAAATTCTGTGTCCATATCGTCTCCTAAATGATGATGTTAGCAGCTCTATGAGCACTTGTTTCAGCTGCATTTAACATAATGTCTTGGAATGAAGCTGCTGGAGTAGTCGGATCGTAATCTTCAACGTCCATAATTCTCTGTTTATCGATACTTACTCTAATCGTTCTGTGTTCACCCTTGTTATTACCGAAACGTGTCTTAGAAATTTCAACATCGTAATATCCGTTGTCGAGTAATTCCTTCGACTGTGTAATTGCAAGAATAGCATCAGCCTTCATAGTCTGACCGAAAGAATCAGCTGCATCATTCAAACCAATGTGAGCGGAATCAAATCCACCACGGTTAACCTGTGCACCAGAAACAATTGGGAATCCTTCGACCATGCTAATTGCACGTACTTGAGATGCAATTGTTAACAATCTTGTGTTCGAATTCATATTCGGATTTTCTCTTCCATTCGGAATCATACATCCGATATAATCGACGAATACGATATCTGGTGTAAAACCTTTACGTTCTTTTAATTCCTTGATGAATGCATGAATTGCTAAAGCATTCGTTGCCATTTCTGGAAATTCTTTAATGTACAAATTCGTCTTAATCGAACTTCTGTACTTGTTCCAGCACTTCTGATAATCTTGCAACGACATTGCCTTCAAATCATCTCTTGATAAGTCAAACAAGTTCTGAGTAATTCTCTGACCGATTTTATTTTCTGAATCTTCGAATGTAATATAAAGAACGTTGTAACCTGCTTGCAACATATTCTTTGCAAGTGCACACATCCACAAAGTCTTACCAATGTTCGTTGGAGAAAGAAGAAGTGTCAATGACTTTTCGTGGAATCCGCCCTTCAGCAATTCATCAAGTGCTTTTAGACCAGTTCCAACAACCTTTTCGTTCTTAATGACTTCCTGATAAATTCTTTCAGGTTCGTCCATGTAAGAGAAACCGATTGAATCGTCAAATGTGTATGCTTCAGCATCTGTTACAATTTCAGAGAATGAACAAGATTGCTTTGACGCATCTGGTGTCTTACAATACTTGATAATTTCCGCAGCAGCTTCCCAAAGTTTCTTCTGCTTTACAAACTTTTCAATTTCTCCGAACTAGATATTCAGAACTGACTTCTTCGTCAGGAATAGCAATACACTTGTCAAATACTTCAAGTTCTTCCGCGTCTCTGATCATTCTTCTCATATCAGTGACAGTCGGCATTGTTTCATATTGTGCGTTAAATTCTATAATTTTGCTTACAATTTTACTTGCGTTAATATCGTTATTGAACCATTTTTCATCTAGAAGTGGTACAACCTTTCTACGTACTACTTCATTACAAAATAACGACTTAATGATTATGTGTTCAAAATCTACATCTACCATTTGTTTACTCCGTATGTTAAAAGTATAATAAAAAAGACCAACTAAAAATGTTGGTCTTTATGAATTTTAGATGTAGAAATTACTACTCTTCGTCGTCATCCAAACCAATTCCGCCAATTGCCTTATCAGCATCTTCCTTGGTCGTGAGAGAAGTTTCATCAGGAATTTCAAGTCTTCCTTCCATCATTGCAAGAACATCTTGTGTCGCAGAAATAAGTTCTTGATCTTCAAATGCGAATTTCTGTTCGACGTACTTGTTGAACTTTTCGTCCTTGTACAAATCAATCCAGAACTTTGCACAGTAAAGATCTGCTTCTTTCCACATCTTGACTGGTTCACCTGTTTCTTTATTGACGTCATAGTCTGTTCTGCAATAGTAGCCATTCTTTGGCTTGAATACGCAACCTGCAGCCATTGCATCATCCAACAAACCATAGTATGGGTTAATACCACCTGAGTGTTCGATGAGGAAGTGAGTCTTTGCAAATTCCTTTGCAGCTCTACCTTTCTTAACAGAAGCCGTAATAACCTTACCGTAGATATTACCTTCTTTGTCCTTTGCCTTTGCAGCAGAAGATGCCATCATGATAGCGTCTGACAAGAAGTAAAGTTTCTTACCACCAGGAATTGCAAATGCGTCGCCATACTGCTGCATTGTTGCGTAAACGTGGTTAAGAACGAGAACAGTATTGCTATAAGCACTAAGTACTACTGCAAGTTCATTCTTGAAACGAGCTCCACTCATATTAACTGCAGAACTTCCTTCTTCTGCTTTATCAAGAACTTGCTGTTCAACTACTGCACCCCATGAATCAAGCAAAATGAACACATTCTTCTGTTCTTCACGTGTAAGATCATTGTTAATGTTCGCAATGATACGCTTTAATTCAGGAACAATTGCAGACTGGAATACAACAATCTGATCAGTGTCGATGCCCAAAGATTTTGCAAGTTCAAAATTGAAAGCTTTTTCAGTATCGATTACGACACAGTCAAGGCCTTGCTGTTGTGCAGCTTTAAGAACGTTCAGACCGATCATAGACTTACCCCAACCAGAGTCAGCGCAGATCTGTGAAATCTTACCCTTCTTAACTCCGTCCCTTAATTCTTCCCGAAAGAAGAAGATTGACAGGAATACAGTTTGTAGAAATAAATTCATCTACAACTACATTGTCTGAGACTAATTCTGCTAGTGCTTTGTTTTTCTTAAGATTGGCTAATAATTTGCTTGCCATAATTTTTTCTCCATAATGATTGCTTTATACTTTGTCTAATGTAGTCGCATACTGAGTCAGCTGTTTCTTGCCTTTTTCATCGACGTATTTGTTCTTGAACGTTGCAGAGATGATACCATCAACTGCTGGGTCAAGTTCTTTTACGAATGTAAAAGTATAAGTTGTCATGTAAGTGCCATCCTTCTTTTGTTTGACGACAGCAGATACACTATTTAGCTTAGCTTCAAATGCTATACCAGCAAAAGTCATATTGTAAGATATGTTTTTTGCTTGTAATGGTATATTTATATGATCGAAATCGTCTTGCGCTGCACTTGTGCTGAACAAACTCACATTGAAATCAGCACTGAATTGCTTGATGAGAGTTCTAACACTTGTATCTTCAACAACTTTAAGTGCAAAGCACTTGAGCGTACGATCGCCACGAGCGATTGTCTTATCGCTCACTAACATAGAGTCAAATGTAATCATGATTAACCGCAGAGAAGATTGTTTGTACTTT